CGCATGCCAACGGGTATGCCGACTCTTTCGGGTGGCAGTACGTCGTTGCGCTGCTTGGTCGCTACGACCATGAATTCATGGATGACGTCTCTGACATGCAGGAACGCACGAATTATGACGTCCTCCGAACGATGAACATGATGTCTGGGCACTGGGAACAATGTTTGGACGAAATTGAGCTTGAATGCTTCATTGAGGGGGAGAAATTCCCCTGTGCGGCATTGACAACGTACGGAAGAAAGGAAACGCGGATTTTGACCCACTCGAGACACGTGCACTCACAGATGTGCCGACCGGGTCCTACCCGCAAGACATGCGCGTCCCCGCTTCCGCTGAGCTCCCACCTGAGCTCAAGAATAAGAAGGTCGGGATGCAGCTGCTATCGCCACGTGAAGCGCACATGCTGTTCTATGACATACGTGAAGCCAATAGCTGGGGCCGCTCGCACCGGAAAACTGAGGTGGCCAAGCAGCGTAACCTCAATGCAGGCTCGGCCGGGATGTACTACCACCAAGCGACTCTTAGCTCTGAGGGTGAGAGCACCTACCTCTCGAGGCTTGAAAATACACCGATCGAGGTCGCTGAGTACCAGAAACGCAGCGTCATGGAAGCTACCGTGCGCGTGGCCAAGAACGGCTATGTTGCATGCCGCGACTATGCCAATTTCAACATTGTGCATAGAAAAGCGGAGATGCAAGCCTTCTACTTTGGCATGCGGCGCAGGTACGCTGCCGCTGGCATGAGCCGGGCTGCTTTCTCCGCACTCTGGATTGCTAGTGCCCTTGACGACTATGGCGTCATTGCCGACGGTGTGAAGTACAAGTGGGAGCACGGTTTGATGTCTGGCTGGCGGCACACCATGCTCATTAACACGGTGCTCAACGTTATATGTGGGCGTGTTGCGCGGCGCCATGTTGAGGAGAAGCTTGGATGGCTTGCGATGGCCGCACTGCACACCGGTGACGACAGTGTCGAAGTCTACGACCAAATACTAGCTGGCCCACTCGTCCAGGCGGGGCTCGACACAATTGGTAAGCAGGGGCAGCCTAGCAAGCAGGAGTTTGCCTGCGAACGCGGGAACTGGATGGAGTTCTTGCGCATACTGTACACCCAAAGCGGCGGTGAAGCTGCATCTGCTATGCGTGCTGTGGGCTCCTTTGTCGGTAAAGACACGCAGTCTGGTGCCGCTAATACTGGTGGACAGGCTGTTGCTGGCCTTATTGAAGCAATCAACCAAATGCATAGGCGCACGCCGGGTGGTACGCAGATGCGGCTCTCTGACGTGGGTACATTGCTCGGATACTGGGCCACATCTACCGCGCAGATGGCTAAGGGCAGGCGTGGTGACTGGCGAGTTGCCTTCTTGCCTATTGAGAGCGGTGGCCTGGGACAGCGCCTTGCCTCCTGGCCACGCCTGCGTGCCGCTGGGCAGGGACGACTGGATGAAGAAAAACAGATTGTTGATGTGCCCCCAGCACTCGCAAAACGAAGTGCTGCGAAGCTTGCCCTGCGTGTGGCACGTGATATAGCTGCGTACCACCCGCACTACACTGCTGAGTTCACAAGTATTGCCGAACGACCGAGCATATCCTTGGAGAACCTCAGTGCTGGCAAGCTGCGCCTTATCAATATTGAGAAGGCACGACCGGTTGCACGCGGATGTGAGGCTGCTGAGCTACTTAGGCTTGGCATGGACCCTCAGAACGTTGCACTAGCGATTAGTGACGCATCAGGCATGATGGAAAACATGCAAAACGGTGCCATCGGAAATGCAGGACGTGACCTGCATGCCGAGGAACTTGCTGTTGGAACCCTATTTGCTGGTTCCCGCAGGTTGGCGATGGCTTACATGCGCGAAAATCCTTCCTACACCATAGGTTTGGATGGCAGTGCAATGGCTGCAACACGTGAGCGTGGTTTGCGGAACCTTGCTGGTAACAAACCAGAAGCCTGGGATGCGTGGATAGCGCCCCAGACATCTGTGAAATCAGAATGGTCCACTTTCCTAGAGCGTGAGTGGCATGTGTATGCTGGCGACGCGCATAGGTTAGTGAACCTGTTAGATGCGTGGCCAGTTGTAACCCGATC